AGGCGACAGGATGTGGGCGATGTTATCAGCCACCTGGACTTCTTCGACGGCTTCAGCCAAGACGCCGAATCCGAATTCCTCGCGCTTGAAGCATCCCCGGAGCTTATTGCGCAGATTCATGGATTGCTGGCCAACGTTCAGGTGAGCGTACGGGTTCGAGGGGAGTGCCATGGCGATCATACATGCCCGAATCACTTGCAGAGGCTTCAAGGTTCCGAGAAGGGTGGCGACGCGATCGCCGCAGCAGGGCTGGCCATTCGGGGCTTTCTGGTAGGCACCTTCAGCCAGACGTTCACGTAGGCGGAGCATCGGGCCAGCATATCCGCCTTCTTCGTCTTCTTCAACCTCAGCAGCTTCGTCATCTTCCTCAGCAGCTTCGTCTTCCTCAGCTTCAGCCTCAGCCTCAGCTTCAGCTTCAGCTTCAGCTTCAGCTTCGTCATCTTCCTGACCGTCAAGCTCTTCACCCAGAATCTCGGCGTCTTCTTCATAGTCTGCGCGACCCTGGATCGCGTCGGCACGGCTGATGTTGGTGCCGTCGCTCAGCTTGACCCAGCGGCCCTTCACGGATTCGATGGTCTGGATTTCGCCGTCGATGATGATCTGGCCGATTTCGATGGTGGTGGTGGTGGTGTTCATGATGGGATCCTATTAGCTATGGTGGTGGCCTTATTGCCGTGAGCCTCTTTCGTCTCTGGGTTCTATTTTACCACCCTGTCAAGCCCCCTGTAATTATAAGCGTTTTAATAGCGAAAAGAAAGTCGATAGTCGGGGACTATGATGAAGGGGGATCGTGGAACAGTGCCGTGGAACAAATGCTCGTCGTGGTATTTCGTGAGGCTCGGGTTGAATGCAAGATGCTCGGGCTATTAGGGTACCGGACACATCGCGGGAGCGCAAGGAAGGTACCAAGGAGAAGGTCACCCCGTGAAACAATGTGTTGGTTCCACGCAACACATCGGGCGGCGGTCAGATGCGGAGGAGGGTATGTGGAGCAGGGTAGGAGTGGGGGGCTGGCACGATTCTTGCTAGTATGAAGCAACTTTCGAATGTACTAACTGGTTAATTGACCCACTCCCTTGCCGCTCCATCCTCCTCCTGAGGTATTCATCCACTCGGCCAACCATCCTCCTCCACCCCCCTCCTATTCTTTTTTTGTTTTGTGCAGGATTTTGGGGGAAAAAATGGCGTGACGAGGAGCCTCCCTGGAGAGAGATAGGAGCGGCAGGAGGGGGTGGAGCGGTAGGAGTGGGGTCGGGAGGCCTGTCCAGACCCATTCATCAGTGTTCAGTTCTGATATCCCAGCATTCATTCTTCAGGCTAAGGAAGATACCAAGGAAGGCCATGAATGGGGGTCCATGAACATGAATGAAGATGCATATATACCATATTGGGGGGGATAGCGTCCTTCTCGCGGCGAATGGCGTATACTTGCGGGTTTCGTTCTATACTAGAAAAATTCAAGGTCCCTGAAACATCGATGAATGGTTTTGCACCATATATGAATATCCCTTCCCCATGTTCCTTGAACTATACCCTATGTTCCACAAATAAAGGTTCTTTTCCGAACAAAAAATATTCTAAAAATTCCTGAAACATCGATGAAGTACTCCTCTATATGCTCCACCCACTCTAGCCGCTCCATACCATCTCGTGGACTATCTCCGAGACACATCTGGCACGAGGTAGTAATCCGTCCCTATTTTTTAAAAAATGTAAGAGGGGGGTGGAGTGGGTAGAGCGTCGACCGAAAAGTTCATTTTTAAGGTTAGGAGTACCATAGCGCGGTGTAGAGCATTCTAAATAGTAATGAATGTATATGAAGGGAGGGTTGACATGAGGATGGGAGGTGTGGTACACTCCGTGGGTATGAGCGAAATTATCGACATTCTTCCTAAACAAGCTGAAGGAGCGGTTGAAGAATCGACGTATGAATATCCTGTGTTGACCCAAGCGGAAGACACGTTTGCTCTCGCGATCATTGAATGCGGTGGGAATATTTCCACAGCATATAAAATGACGTTCTGAGAAGATTCCCCATTCCCGATCGCTCGTGGAAAAGAACTGCTCAGCAAGCCCCAAATAGCGCTGCGAATTAAAGAAATCACTGATAAGATTCAAGATGCATCTTTGATTTCAATGGGAGCACACCTTTATGAATTGGCGGATATACGCGACCTCGCGAAAAATTCGGGCCAATTAAAAGTAGCCCTTTCTGCTGAACGTGCTCGGGGTGAAGTAGTTGGATTGTACGATAATTTCCAACACAAGAATAATAACGGAAATACAAACGTTCAGATTAATTTGGTTTCTCGGTTCGATGTAGACATCTGATGGCAGAATTTAAACTCACCGCGAAACAAGAAGAAGCCCAAGGGGTGTTGGCAGGTAAAGCCACACATGGGATGCTTTTTGGCGGAAGCCGGTCCGGTAAAACATTTTTACTCGTTCGAAATGTCGTTTTGAGGGCGATGAAGGCTCCAAGATCACGGCATTGTATTCTTCGGTTTCGCTTTAATCACATAAAAGCGTCAATCATTCTTGACACATTTCCGAAAGTCATGGAAATATGCTTTCCAGGGATCACGTTTAACCTTTCAAAAACCGATTGGTTTGTAACACTTCCGAATGGTAGTGAAGTATGGTTTGGCGGGTTGGATGACAAGGAACGTACAGAAAAGATCCTGGGTCAAGAATACGCTACGATGTATTTCAACGAGTGTTCACAGATCCCACAAAGTTCTCACGATATCGCAATGACCCGTTTGGCACAACTTGCTGAAACCACACCGGGTAATTACCTGACTCCAAGAGCGTTCTATGATATGAACCCCACGAATAAAATGCATTGGGCATATAAAATATTCGTTCAAAAAATCGAGCCAGAGACCAAAAAACCACTGAACCATCCAGAAAATTTTGTAAATTGCAAAATGAATCCGGAAGATAACACTGAAAATCTCAGTGCGAATTATTTGGATACTCTGAAAGCGCTCAGTCCACGCCTTCGTAAACGCTTTTTGCTTGGTGAATTCGCTGACGCCACCAACAATGCCTTGTTCAATGACGAGAATTTTGAACTTTGGCGTGTTGTTGATGGAATACTTCCCGATATGGTCCGAGTGATCATATCCGTTGACCCTTCAGGTGCTGGGGATACCAACAACGCTGATAATGACGCCATTGGTATCATTGTAGCTGGTATCGGTACAGACGGATATTGCTACATCATGGAAGATATCACCGTAAAAGCGGGTCCTTCCACATGGGGCCGAATTGTGGCGGATGCCTACGACCGTCATGAAGCGGATGCCGTGGTTGGAGAAACCAATTACGGCGGTGCAATGGTCAAGCATGTAATTCAAACAGCCCGTCCTCGGACTAATTTCCGGAAAGTAACCGCTACTCGCGGCAAAGTAGTACGTGCTGAACCTATTTCCGCACTTTATGATCAGGGCAAAGTACGCCATGTTGGATATATGCGGGATCTTGAAGACGAACTTTCTGCATTTACCACGAATGGGTACATCGGCGAAAATAGTCCGAACCGTGCTGACGCATTGGTATGGGCTGTGTCAGAACTTTTCCCCGGTATTATTAAACCACGAAAAGAAAAAAAGGCCGTAGAAGCTACGCGACCTCGTGCGTATTCCGGCCGGGGAATGACTTCTTCATGGATGGGATCTTAATATGCCATTAATTAAATCATCATCACCAAAAGCGTTTCGAGCCAATGTGAAAGCCGAAGTTGCTGCTGGAAAGCCGATTAAACAAGCAGTGGCAATTGCATATTCTGTCAAACGAGAAGTCGCTAAACCAATGCCCAAAGGCAAAAAATGAGAAGTGACATCGCTGCTGCTGCGGCAGTTGCAGTTGGCGGTTCTACCAAAGACAAAAGCAATTCGGATGTACTGGCTACTGCTAGGGCGCGTCTTGATTTGGCTATGTCGGCACTTTCTGAGTCGCGGGAAGATGAGATTGATGACCTGAAGTTCTATGCTGGTTCACCAGACAATCACTGGCAGTGGCCTGCTGATGTACTAGCGACTCGCGGGGCTGTGCAAGGTCAGACTATCAATGCGCGGCCTTGCCTTACCATAAATAAGCTGCCACAGCATGTGCGTCAGGTCACAAATGACCAACGACAAAATAGACCCGGTGCAAAAGTCATTCCTGTAGATGACAAGGCTGACGTTCAAGTGGCTGAAATCTTCAACGGCATGATTCGGCACATTGAGTACATTTCGGATGCTGATGTAGCCTATGACACGGCGTGTGAAAATCAGGTTTCCTATGGCGAAGGCTATTTGCGGCTGCTGACTGAGTACTGTGACGACAAAACGTTTGATCAGGACATCAAAATTGGCCGAATTCGCAATAGCTTTTCGGTGTACATGGACCCTACCATCCAAGACCCTACTGGTGCGGATGCAAAGTGGTGTTTTGTTACTGAAGATTTGACTCGTGATGAATATGAACGCATGTATCCTGATGCCTCGCCCATTTCTACGCTGCAATCCTTGGGTGTTGGCGATCAGTCGATCTCTAACTGGTTGAATGAAGACACAATCCGCATTGCGGATTATTACTACATTGACTATGACCGGACAACGCTGAATTTGTACCCGGGTAATGCCACGGCGTTTGAAGGTACGCCGGAAGATAAGCAACTTCGGGCCATGTATGGCAAGCCAAAGCGCAGCCGGGAAGCTGACAGGCCAAAAGTGCGCTATTGCAAGATCAATGGCTATGATATTTTGGAAGAACGCGAATGGGCAGGTAAGTGGATTCCGGTTATTCGCATTGTTGGCAATGAATTTGAAGTAGATGGCCGGTTGTATGTGTCGGGCTTGGTGCGAAACGCCAAGGATGCCCAACGCATGTACAACTATTGGGTTTCACAAGAAGCCGAAATGCTGGCCTTGGCACCAAAAGCGCCATTTATTGGGTACGGTGGTCAGTTTGAAGGCTACGAAGACAAATGGAAGACGGCCAACACCAACAACTGGCCGTATCTGGAGATCAATCCAGACGTTACAGACGGTCAAGGTGCTGTTCTGCCATTACCACAGCGTGCTCAGCCTCCAATGGCTTCCAGCGGCCTTCTACAGGCCAAGGCAGGGGCTTCTGAGGACATTAAATCTACCACTGGTCAATACAATGCTTCGTTGGGGATGACAAGCAATGAGCGATCAGGTAAAGCCATTCTTGCGCGGCAACGCGAAGGCGATGTAGGGACATATCACTATGGCGATAATCTGGCTCGGGGTGTTCGTCATGTTGCTCGTCAACTGGTGGATTTGATTCCCAAGATTTACGACACGCAGCGCATTGCACGGATTATTGGTGAGGATGGCGAGACCAAAATGGTCAAGATCAATCCTGACCAGCCAGAACCAATCAACAA